TGCGGGCTGAGCCGCCCGCCCCTTGTAACGCATAGGAAGGACCCTAAATCTAATAGGATTGTTATTATATCTAATAGGTTAGAGCTAAACGCCTAATCGAATAGGTTCGTTATTAGATGCGAACACAAATATAGATGACTTGATGCGTTTCGTTTTTAAGTTGAATTAAGTTGACAATGAAATCGAATAGGATTCAGGGCTTAGTGAATCTATCACTAGGCACGAATCCCTTGAGTCGTGCATTGAGGTCCGCAACGAATAGCTCCGAGAAACGTGCGGCACCTATGTCCACCAAGTCTTTGCCGATCCCTCGTTGAATGACTATGGTGCCCACACTAGGGACGCCTTGTTTCTTGAAGTTGTCCTTGCCCGCAGGTCTCTTGAACACCTGCTTTGATAGCACTCTTTGAATGAACCCTTTCCTTAGCACAAACCTTTTGCCCGGCGTGATTTCAACCTTGAGCTTTCGACGACGTGAGACCTTCACGCCCTTTTGCTTGATAGGCTCTTTTGAGCCCTTCACGAATTCAATCATTGGAATCGGCTCACTAGAAAAATCAATCGACCCTTCATAATTGTTCCCCCCTTGGGCCTTGTTCAATCGGATATAGCGATCACGCAGAGTCTTGGCTTTGATTTTGAGGTGCTCAGGGATTCGTTGCACCGACTCTTTTCGAAGCGTGAGAAGTGTCCTATTGATCGAACGGCGGGCGGCCTTTCCGACTTCTCGGGGGTCAATGCCGTCAAACATCTTTGCGGCGTCTAGTAGGGTTGAGGTGATTTCAATATCTAGGCTCATGCTTTCCTATCGGTTGATCTTGCTTAGCCCTGTAGCAAGTGGGCGTCCCCACTGCGCCCGTTCCGTCGGCTTCCAAGGGCAATTCCGGTCGATCAATCCGGATTCAGGTCGCTCGGTCCGTGGAACGGGGGTTCTTAGGATATTGTGAGCCGAACGACTTGGGAAAACAACTTGTCACTTGCTTTTTTCAGGCTTTTCGTGTTGCGACTCTTCGCGGGTCATGTATTCCGATTGATGCGGGACATTTTTCCGAAATGGAAACATCCAATTAAAAATCATCGACCGAAACGGATTCAGTTTTCTTTTTTCGGACGACTTCGACTTCGCTAATGTTTCCGAATTCAATTTCGACTCGTTGGTCGAACCATTTTTGGATTGTTCCATATTTCCTCTCAATCATTTCGCGTTTGCTCGGCTCAACACGAATCGAGCGAGTGATTCTTTTTTCGCCGCCCTTCAAGGGTCGGCCTCTAGGCTTTTCCGTTTCCATTTTCTTTCTCTTTTTCAGCTTGTGGTTTGAAGTTGATGAATTCTTTGAGGGACTGCGCGAGCCCGCCTTGCGTGTAGTCCGGCAAGTCGATTGCGAGTTCCTCGAAGACTTTTTCAACCGCCGTTTGCGTTTGTGAAATCCAAACCGTGTCTTTTGCATTTTCCATGATCCCCAATGCGATTTGAGCCAAGGCGACGCAATAGTGTCGCACAACCAATGAGTGTTCTATATGCAATTTGTGTGCGGTGTTTGCAATGCGCTCGCGGACTTCGCACAAAGGGCCAATCATGAGCGTTTCGCTTATGGCTTGCTCAATTTGAGCCTCGGACAATTGTGGTTTTGTCATTGGAACCTCTCAAGAACTTGACACCCTATATCATTGAGAGGCATTTCGCAACACGAAAGGTGCGGGCGGGGGGTTTCTAGCCCCCTTAAGACTTTCCCCTTGAACACGTTGGAACAACGGAAGGGTGTCTTCGCCCGCTCAAAAGTCATCAATCGAAACTTGCTCATGCGTTCCTTTCCCGAGAGTGCGTGCCCCGAATCCTGCGATCAAGAGGGCATCGACGACCCCTTCGTGAAGTTTCCCCGACTTCGGTGTTTTGGGGATTTTCTCAATGAGGTTTGGGAAAAGCCTTTGCACTGCGATCAAAGATTTTGCCTTGGGCTTCAAATCTTTGGAAATGCCTTCGTGCATGAGCTTCACCCATTTTGCGGGCTCAACATAGGTGACGGCAAGTCCTGAAAGCTTGACGGCAAGTTCTAAGGCCATGAACCCCCGACCATAGTTGAAAGCGTGCTTTGCACCCATTGCGAGCGGCATCGCCCGTTCAAGAAAAACGTGTCCGCCTTTCAATTTTTCAAGAATTGATCGCAGCTTATCAAAATCAACGTCTTTGTTTTCTTGAATCGGCATCAAGAACGTTTCAAGTTCTTGCCCCCTCAACACAACAATGGCCCCGGTCAAACCGGGGTCAATTCCTATCACTTTCACGGACCCCCCGAAATGCGTGTCAAGAACTTTTTTCGGCCCTCGTTTTTTCACGCGATTTTGGAAGCATATTTCGGTGAAAATCTTTTGGCAACACATAAGATCCCAAAACGTGAGTGAGACAACGAGGCAGGTTTGAGGGGGGTTTCAAGTTACACTATAAAAAAAGCCCAATCTATCTATTCATTGCTATGTGTTAAGTGCATTTATAGACAAAAATATCAACTTTTTTCTATGTTTACTATACCCCCTTGTCTCACTTGTCTCACTTGTCTCAATATAAGTAAATATAAGAAAAGACTAAGAAAATTTTGAGACAAGCGCAAAACCAACAAAAAGCCCTCTTTGTCTCACTTGTCTCAAAAATAAACGCACACAAAACAAAAATCAACCTCTTGAGACAACCCCCCTTCCCTGAGACAAGCTCGCCTCACTCACCAAGCCCGGCGGTAAACGGCCCAAAAACAATATGTGTGCGAAAAAGATTGACGCCCACAACGCACAATGCTATTCTATATGAAATTCGGCACCAAAAACCGCATAGGGCGGGGGTTGGGTTGAGCCGTTTTGAAACAAAAGAGGTTCCCATGAAACAAGGCAAAAGCCTTTCTCAACTCGCTCAAGAACTTGAGCGCATCCAATCAACAAAGCGCGATTTCATCGTGCCAACGTCAAAGCTTCAAATGACCGATCAAGGCAACATCGAGTTCACCAATGGTGAGCGGCACGAATTCACGGTCAACAACTTCTCGGGCGGACAAATCGCGTCCTATGCCGATATTCCGAAGCAATACTTTGACCGGATCAAAGAGCAAAACCCCGCTTTGCTCGCGCAAAACGTCAATCACGGCTTGAAGGTCGCAGCGAAAAGCTCGGACAAAGAGGCAAGACTTGTTCGCACACTCGACGGCAACGTGCGCGGCTTTCTCTCTTCGCGCTATCGTATGCTTGACGCTCACGACTTGCTTGAAGCGACACTTCCCACTTTGATCGACAACAAGTTCCAAGTGCTTTCAAGCGAAATCACCGACCGCCGCCTCTATCTTAAGACCGCAACCGACCGCATCCAAGGCGAAGTGAAAGTCGGCGACGTGGTTCAATATGGTGTCATGCTTTCAACGTCGGACGTTGGCGCAGGGTCTTTGCGAGTTGAGCCCTTTTTCTATCGCCTTTCTTGTTTGAACGGCATGGTCATGGAAACAAAGTTCCGCAAAGCTCACCTTGGCTCGAACAATTTCGAGCGCGAAGTGCAAGAGCTTTTGACCGATGAAACCAAGCGACTCAATGACGCCGCTTTCTTTGCAACCGTTCGCGACTATTTGACGGCGACAATGAAGCCCGAAATTTTTGAGCGCGAAATGAACAAGATGCGTGAAGCTGCGGACCGAAAGATTTTGAACTTCGATCTTGAGAAAGTTGTCGAGTTGACGATGAATGAAGTCGGCATCAAAGGCGAGGGCATCAAAAAAGGCATCTTGGCCGCTCTTGCATCCGGCAACGAAAACGCAGGCCTCACCCAATGGGGGCTTGTGAATTCCTTCACTCGCGCTGCGCACGACGAAGCCTTGGACTATGACACCGCGACCGACCTTGAGCGTGCGGGCGGATCGGTCCTTGAGCTTTCACAGACGCAATGGAAGCGCATCGCACAACCTGCATAATTATGCACCAAAACCGGGCGGGCCTTTGCGGGCTCGCCTTTCTTTTTGAAAGGGGACTTTCATGAAAACGATTCTTTTGATGCTTAGTGTTCTTTTTGCGCTTTCGGCGCGTGCCGAGCAAGCGGCGGAGTGCAAAGAGGCGATTCGATCATTCAATGCGGCTCACGCCCCTGCGGAAATCGGGGTCTATGTTCACGACGGTCAAGCCGACCCCGTGATTCGCGCCCCAAAGGGCCATAAGCAATCGAGCGCGGCGCAAGCGGCATCAATGGGGGCCGTAAGGGTTTGCATCAAGACGGGGGCATTGTCGGGCTTCGTGTATATGGTGCCCAAAGAGGGCGGCTCGGGCGGCAAACGCTGCGACATTATGAACGTCAACACAATGGCCGCGACGTGCTCACCAAACGACGCGAAGGTCGTTTTCAAGGCGGTCAAATGAAGTGCCCGGTTTGTCGTCGCGCAAAATGCGTTTGGGTTGAACTGAAAAGCAATCCCGAAAAACAGAGTCTCGAACACCTTGAGAAAGTTGTGAATCACAACCTCTCTTATATCGACATGATTTTTTCAGGGCACGGCGGATCGGCGCACGCCGAGGAACGAATGTTCACCCACCTTGCGCCCTATACCGATGAAATTGAATCAAGAAAAAAGCGGCCCCCGCTCAAATAAAATCAAGAGCGGCGGGCTTAGGTTGCTTGACCTCTTGGACCTCGGTGAATTCCGGGTCGGTCATCACTTCAAGGTCGTCGAAGCTTTCAGGGATCGCGGTGCGAACGGTCTTGCAAAAGCTTTCAGCTAAGTCATAGGGCATGACTTCGAAAACCCGATATTGTTTCCCGTCACCAAAACGCGGCTTCACTTCGCAAGTCTTGAGCTTTGGAATCAACTCTTTTGAAACGCGCCAAAACTTTTCCGGCGTGATTCCTTTTTCCCAAGCCCGTGTCTTCTCGGCAAACTCGACGAACATTTCAAACACTCTTGCTTTTCGCAAAAAATAGAGCGGCTTTGTGCAATTCATTTTCGATTCGAAAAGCTGCAAAGGCTCTTCAAACATCGAGTTCCACCAAAACGAACTCACGGTGCCATGAGAGGAAATCTTTGCACTCAAACCCCCGGTGTCTAGTTCTTTTGGGAATTGCTTGGGGTTGAAATCGGAAAGGTCAACACTCATCAAGTGATCGAACCAAGCTTCAAGCCCGCCCGCATCAAGAGACTTCCAAAGGTTGCCATAATAGTCCGGGTCTTGAATGAACTTTGAACTCACGTCGAGCACCAAGAACCTGCGGTTTGTTGTTGAAAGCATCAAAGCTTCGCGGTTGTTGGTTGTGACGATATAGCGAGAAAAGTTTTCAATCGTCCAACGTCCGCCGAACTTCTCTTCGACCGTCATGGTGTCGTTGCCCGTGAGAGACTTCAAAAGGTCCATGAGCGGGCCGTTTCCACGCCATGCGGTTTCATCAAGGACGGTCAAGAACTTGCGGGCTTGCTCGGCGTTGAACCGTTCCATAATGGTGCCCGCTTTGTCGATTCGGCAATAGTAGTTTTTCAAGATGCCGCGCAAAAGCCCGTCGGTGAAAAAGCCTTTTCCCGTTCCTTCGTCGCCCACTAAGACCGGAACAACGGTGCTCTTGAGGTGCGGGAATTGAACAAGCTGCGCTTGCCATTGAACAAGATATTTTGCTTTGAGCTTATCACCTGCGCAAAGAACGTCTTCAATGAAAGCCAAAAAGTGTGCGACGTTGCCCGTCTTTCGCACGCACGGAATATCCGTCCACAAATTCAAAGCCCCTTCCGGAGCATTGGGGCGAAAAACAATTTCCGTGTATTGCTTTCGAAGCGAAGACTTGAGCCACATATCCGCAGCACTGATGAGTTTCGGTCTCGGCACCCCGTCGGCACCGGGAACGTATGCTTTCAAATGATATGGCGCGAGTGCCGTTTTGAAATTAGGAACCGCGATTTGTTTCACGCGCAAAAGGCCATTTTCGTCATGCCATGTTTTGATGATTGAGCCCTCTTGATCGCCGCTCAAAGTCGCATAGCCTTGGTCGTTCAATTCCTTCACCAAGAATTCCATGTGTGCGGTCCACAAGCGATCATATTTGTCGGCGTTCCACTTAGGCGTTTCATCGAGGTCTTTTTGTTCCTCTTCGCTCATCGCTTTTGCAAACAACTCTTTGTCGTTTTCAAACTGCGGATTCGGGATTTCACAACCAAGATCGCGAGCGATGAAAACAAAAGTTCCCGCCGATGCTCCGCCGTCGGCCTTGAAGGTTTCCCACTTGTATTTTGCTTGTTCTAAGTCGCCCGATTGAAAATTCACGCCCTCGGTCAAATCAAGATAGAGTTCAAGCCCCTCTTCGCTTCCGTTGAAAGCTGAGTGAAGAGCCATTCCCATGCGAAGCCATTCGTTATATCCGAACGCTTTTTCTTTGAGTTGTTGAACAATCTTGTGATAGAATCCCGATCCGAACTTATAGACGGGGGAACGCTTGCCGGGTGCGAGAGTTTCTTTTTCAATGAGTGCTTTGATCCACGCGGGCGGAGTTGACGGCTCCGCTTCATTTTCCCACTTATATTGAAACTTTGTTCGCTCATGAATCGACGGAAAAATCGCGATATATCCGTTGTGTTTGACATCTATTCCGTCGTCGATTTTGCCTCGGTATTTTTTCCCGTGCTCGGCTTTGAAAACAAAGTGCGAACCGATTCCCGATCCCGATTTTTGTTTGAGCGTTTGGGGTTCCTCGTTGTGAACGATGAGTGCCGCCCACTTATCAAAACCCTTTTCGTCGATGTCCACGGCAACCATGCCGGATTTTGCAAGGCTCACACCCCAATTGCAGTTCGGAAACTTTTCCGCCCACGTCATCAATTGCTCGATGTCGTTCGATGCGGCCTTCAAATTGTCTTTGATCGCCGGACGCTTCGTCTCTCTTTTGATGGGGAAAAGAAACCAACCCTTTTCACAATACTTTAATAGAATGTCGCGCAGTGAGCGCATATCAATAGATTGCCCCATTGTGCCCCCTGCGCATTAGTTGTTGTGTTTTGGAAAGTTGAATTCGAGTTGAGTCGGTGTTCCATCAACGACGTTGACTTCGACTTTTTTCCCCCGCAAAACTTTCTCGATATAAGGTTGATAGATTTTTTCCCAAGTGAGCACGCCATTTGAAAGACAAATGATTTGATAGGCCATTTCAGGGCGCGGGCTTGTTTCTAAGTTTCGCCATTTATAGACGTTGGCATCGGTGACGTTGTGGATGCGCGAAAACTTCGGCACGCCAATCAAGTCGATATATTCCGGAAAAGTCATAGGTGTCCCCCTCTAAGACGAATTGACATCAAGCAAAAATAAAATGATATATTTGTCAAAAATTCAACTTGACGATATGTGTGTGCGCTTATATTGTCAACCACGTTTCGAGGGGACAAATGATTCCAATAGATTCCAACGCGGGGGGCGGGAAAAGCACTAAGCTTTTGCCAAACACCTTGCAACAAAATTTGAAATACGAGTTGTCAAAGGCGAAAGCTTTGACCGATGATTCGTTTCATTGCCCTTCCCCGGCGGGAACAAAATTCTTGCCGTTCCAAGCGGCGGGCATCCACTATGCAACATATTGTGAACACACCTTGTTTGCGGACCCGCCGGGCCTTGGAAAAACAATTCAGTCAATCGGTCACGCCAACGCTGAAAACTTTCAATCGGGAATGATTCTTTGCCCGACATCTTTGCAGCACAATTGGAAACGTGAAATCGAAAAATGGTCGAGCGTTTCCCACAAAATTGAAATCTATCATCCAAAAACTTTTGACATTCGAGGCGACCGCACACTTCTCATCTTTCCCTATTCCTATGCGTCGATGCTCGGGGCCGTGAAGCAAGTTCTTGAATGGCAAAAGTACCGGGGAAAAATCGACTGGATGAGTCTCGACGAAGTTCACAACCTGAAAAATCCCGAAGCTAAACGCACGAAGTATGTGTTCGCCAAAAACGGATTGATCGCTCGAACAAAAAGAGTTCACGCGCTTTCAGGGACTCCAATTGTGAACCGACCAATGGAACTCTATCCGGTGATTGCAAACCTTGCCCCCGATTCAATCGGGCGAATGACAAAATTCGAGTATGGGATTCATTTTTGTGCGGGCTTCAAAGGCCCTTGGGGTTGGGATTTTTCCGGTGCTTCAAATTTGAAACTCTTAGGAATGAAACTGCGAGCGCATTTCATGGTTCGAAGGAACAAAGAAGACGTGCTCTTGGACCTTCCCGACAAATATCCACCAAACCTCGTCTATATTGATCCAACAAAAAAAGTCGGCGAGACGGTTCGAGAGTTCAAAACCTTCGACACCGATCTTGCGATCAAGCGTGCGGTGACTGCGGACTTCACGGAAATTTCCCGAGTGCGCAGACTCTTAGGCGAAGAGAAAATCGAAAGCGCAATTGAATATATCAAAACACAATTAGACGGCGGGCACGAAAAGATTGTCGTGTTCGCACACCATAAGGATGTCATCGAGGGACTTGAGAAAGGACTCTCCGAGTTTCGCCCCGTGAGTGTGAGAGGGGACACCGACCCACTTGATCGCCAAAAAGCGGTTGATAGGTTTCAAACGGATAAGACAACACGACTCTTCATTGCTTCAATTGGGGCCGGGTCGGTTGGGTTCACACTCACGGCGGCGAGCTATGTTTTGTTCGTCGAATTCTCTTGGGTGCCGGGGGAAAACGAACAAGCAATCGACCGAACACACCGGATCGGACAAACAAAAGCGGTTCAAGTGGATTTTCTAGTCCACCAAGATTCGCTCGACGACCGCGTGCTCAAGGTTCTTTTGCATAAGATGAAAGCAATCAACGAGTTCACAAAGGGGGATGAGTGAACATCGAGAATTTGAAAATAGACGTTGTTCGCACACTCTCAAAAGTGTTCGAAGAGCGAATGAGTCAACGAGTGTTCAAGGGGTTTGAGTTCATGAAAGGAACCGATGAAAGCGAAATCATTGCACGCATCGAATACCACAACGAACCGCACCCGGCGAATTTTTCAATCCGCATTTCGGAACTTGATTTGTGGGAATATAAGAGGGGGCCAATTGATTGAATTAGTGGACGAACCAAAAACAGAATTCAAGCCGCTTGAGATAAGTCCAAGCGTTGACAAAGAACTTGAACGCCTTCACAACATTTTGCTTTCGCAGGATGCCGACAAGGATTTCAAAAAGTGGGCGAAAGAAAAGATCGAGCACATTCACTCGCTCTTTTTCACCTGCGCAATTATGTTGAAACAAGAATCAAAACCAAAAAAGGAAGGGAAACAAAAATGAACAACATTCAAATCGCAAAAGGTCTGCAAGCAATTTCCGAGGGGATCGCACTCATCGCGGGGGCAATGATCGACGACGGCGCAAAACAAACCGCCGAACAACTTCCACTTGTCGCGCAACCGCAAACGGAAGTGAAAGAGGAAAAACCAAAGCGCACTCGAAAGCCCAAAGAAGAGCCCACCGCTCAAGCTGCGGCAACACCTGCGGTTGAAACCGAAGCCGATGCGTTCACGGAAACACCTGCGGCACCCGCGACCGTTGTCGAAGCGGCTCAAAGCTCGGCACCCGCAACACCACAAATCGACGAAGCAACCCTTCGAAATAAATTGGTCGAGTACGCTCAAAAGCACGGCAAAGACAAAGCCTATTCCATTCTCGGAAAGTTCGACGGCGCAAAGAAAGTCAACGAATTGAAACCGGAATTCATGCCGAAAGTTTACAACGAACTAAGCGCGGGGCTCTAAGATGAGCCTTGAATTGATGTTCAACCAATTTGTGATCGGCCTTTGCTTTGGGAACGGATTCTTTTTTGCAATGCTGATATTCAAAAAATTCTTTGGGGCGGCTCTATGTATGTGATGCTCGATTTTGAAACTCTAGGAAACGATTTTACAACCGTTGTTCTTTCCCTTGGTGCCGTCGCCTATAACAAAGACGGCATTGTCGCCGAAGCTCTTTTTGAATTTGATCTACACGAACAATTCAGACTTGGGCGCACGACAACCGCTTCGACGATGCAATTTTGGATGACAAAAGCCGACGCCGAAGCGCGAAAAGTTTTTGAGCACAATGATTTCAAGCTCAAGATGCCTGAATTTTTTAGACACTTTGAAGAGTTCATCGACAATGCGCTCAACAAAGTTCAAGAAAAAAGAGAAGACTTGCGCCCTATAAGCAACGGCGGAAATTTTGATGTTGTGATTCTTGAAGATCTCTATAGGCGGCATCACCCTCGGGGCGAATACGCAATTTTGTGGAAGTTTTGGAACGTTTGGTGTTATCGAACTTTTGCTGCGATGACTGGATGCAAAGACTTGGTTCGCCGGGTTGGAACACACCACAATGCTTTGGACGACGCCCGTTTTCAAACGAACACCGTTCTTGCTTTTTGGAAAAAACAAGAGGCGATGAAAGCCGCAAAAGCAAAGGTCGCACCATGACGCATCAAAAAGTTCGCGAACTTTTCAAATACGACAAGCGGGGGTTTTTGATCTATCGAAAACAACCCGTTCAATCGAAAACAAAAGTCGGAAAACCCGCGCAAACTTTGTCGTCAACACAACCAAGATATTTTGTTCGTGTTGAAAAGAAGCTATACGCCGTTCATCGTTTGATTTTTTTGTGGCATAAAGGATTTTTGCCCCCACAAATTGACCATGTAAACGGAAATTCAAAGGACAACCGGATTGAAAACCTGCGGCCCGCAAACGATTTTCAAAACCAAGCCAACAAAACAAAAACGAAACGCAACACAAGCGGATTCAAGGGCGTTGAATTTTGCAAAACAACGGGCCGTTGGCGCGCAAGAATTATGGCAAACCGAAAGAAAGTTTGTCTCGGGCGGTTTGACACCCCAATTGAAGCCGCTCACGCCTATGACAAAGCGGCTATGAAATTGCACAAAGATTTCGCCCGAACGAACTTGGGGGCGCCATGAATCTATTGAGCCGCCTAGTCGCCAAACACACAAAACGTCTTGAGGGCGATCTTGAACAAATGAAAAAGCAATTTCCGAATCCGGCGGTTGCTTTCAACATCACCGTTTGGAACGAACTCATCAAGCAAGCGGCTCAACTTGAATTCTCGCAAGCAAACAACGACCTCTCACGGTGCAACAAGTGTTGTGACGACACGGGCACTTGGGATCAAGATTGTGTGAAATGCGGGCTTTCAAAGCCGACCGGACAAACACAAAAGGGGCACGCATGAGCAACAACATTCTCTTGCCGATTGACCGAGTGAAACCGCAGGTCAAGCCGCACGAATATCTTTGCGACGGATGTTGGGCCGTTGCGACGAAAGAACAAACCAATCAAGACTCTTGGATGTTCTTTCGATTCAAATATCTGAAATCGGTTTGGATGTGCGGGAACTGCAAACACGTTCACGCCCCGGACCTATCATTGAAACAATTGAGGGGACTATGACCGAGCAACAAAGAAACGTCGAAGCTGCGAGAGAGTATATCGACACAATTCAAGAGTGGGCCTTAGAACATGAAGACTTCGACACAAGCTTCGTTGATTCAATCGCCGAACAACTAGAAAGTCGGGGCTCCGTGACCGACCGACAACTTTCAGCTTTGCAAAACATTGTTGAAAAATGGGATATGTGATGAGCACGGAAACACAAAAAGCACATTCAAAACTTGGCGCATCGAGCGCAAAACGTTGGATCAATTGTCCGGGCTCGGTGGACCTCATTTCAAAATGTCCCCCGCTTCCGACTTCACCCTATGCCGCCGAAGGAACCGCAGCGCACGCCTTGTGTGAAAAGGTTTTGCACAACAAGCCGGGACCTGCGGCCCGTTGGTATATCGGACGCGAATCCGAAGTGCCGGGCTTTCCAAAAGGATTCAAAATCACCGAGGAAATGGCGGACCATTGCCAAGAGTACGTTGACCACGTTCGAAACGTGATGAATGAACTCAAAGGCGAGCTTTTGATCGAGCACCGATTCCACTTGAAGCACATTCACCCGGATTTTTTCGGCACCTGCGATGCGGTTGTTTTGCAACCATTCGGCGAGCTTCACGTTTTCGATTTCAAATATGGCGCGGGCGTTGTCGTCGATGCCGAAGACAATGAACAAATGCAATTCTATGCGCTCGGCGCACTTGAACTCGGCGACTTCACCAAAGTTGTTTTGCACGTTTGCCAACCGCGAACAAAAGCAAAAGACGAACCATTCACGAAATGGGAAACAACTCCGGAAGCTCTTGTTGAATTCGGAAAGTTCCTTCGCGCAAAAGCAATTGAAACTCAAAAATCTGATGCCCTATTCAACCCCGGCGACTATTGCCGTTGGTGCGCAGGGGCCGCAGTATGTCCGGCGATTGCAAAACGAGCCATTGCAACCGCACAAAGCGACTTCACCAAAGTTGAACCAACGTTGCCCGAACCAAAGATGCTCACGCATGAACAACTTTCCAATGTCATTCAATATCGAAAGATGATTGAAGCTTGGTTTGATTCGGTCGAAGAGTTTGCGTTCAACGCGCTCATGAGAGGGGAAAAAATTGAAGGAACAAAACTTGTCTCGGGCCGCAGTTCCCGAGAGTGGATCGACGAAGAGCAAGCCGAACAAACACTTGTTCGAATTCTTGGCGAGAGAGCACATACGAAAAAACTACTATCAGTATCGCAAGCCGAAAAGGTTGCGGGAAAAGATTCTATTGTGGGTTTGTTTCAAGTTATTAGTGGCCGCCCAACAATTGCAAGCCTTAGCGACCAAAGGAAAGAACTCACAAGCGCAAAAGACGCCTTTGAAAAAATCGAATCAATTAGTGCCGACGACTTTTAAAAACAAAAATGTTTCCAACGAAAGGGGAATGAAATGAACACACAAACCAACAACTCAACAACCAAAGGCAAAGAGGAACAAAAGGTCATCACGACACCAAAGTTTCGCATGAGCTTTCCACACCTCTTGAAGCCGCACTCGGGTTTCAAAAACCAAGAGCCCGTCTATTCGGTTCAAATGCTTTTCGCAAAGACTGCGGACATTTCGGTCTTGAAAAAAGCTGCGGCGGACGCGGCGACAAAGAAGTGGGGCTCAAAAGAAAATTGGCCGCAATTCAAACACCCGGTCTTCAAAGACGGCGATTTGAAAGCAAAGAAACTTTCCGGCTATGAGGGGATGCTTGTCGTCGAAGCGCGAAGCAAGTTCAAACCCGGCATCGTCGATGCGGCTCTTGACGAAGTGATTGACCCGGCGAAAATCTATGCGGGTCGTTGGGCGCGTGCAACGGTGACGTGCTATGCCTATGACAACCAATTTGGAAAAGGGATTTCATTCGGCCTTCAAAACATTCAACTTCTCGAAGACGCTCCAAGCTTTTCGGGACGCAAGAACGCAAAGGATGACTTTGACGCGGTTGAGGAACTTAGCTCCGGCGATGACTTCACTCAAAGCCCGGCAAACGACGGCTATGAGTTTTAACGTTTGTTGTCCTGAATGTTCGGCACCTGCGCGTTGCCCCCATTGTGGGGTCGCGCAGTCGTCGAAAACACTTCGAAAAAAAGATAAGGATTTAATTGGTGTTGCAATCATTTTCAAATGCGGCACCCGACTCACTTATGCCCGCGAAGGCGGTTTCTTTGTCCCCACTTGGAAGTTTGCTTCCGACGTTGGACTTCGAAACAAGATCGAAAGCGGACATCAAGAAAGTCGGGGCCTATAGATATTCAATGGACCCGTCAACGTCCGTTCTTTGTGTCGTCTATGATTTGAAAGACGGCAAAGGGCGAAGGCTTTGGCATCCGTGGGCTGGGGGGAAACCTTCGGACTTGATCGCGCACGCGCAAAACGGCCTCTTGCTCGAAGGTCACAACGTCGAATTTGAATACTGCGTTTGGAACTTTGTTTGCACTCGCCTCTATGGTTGGCCGAAACTATCCTTCAAACAACTTCGGTGCTCGGCTTCGAAAGCTGCGGCACTTGCTTTGCCGAGACCTCTTGAGGATTTGAGCGGAGCACTCGACGTGCCCGTGAAAAAAGACATGGACGGGCGACGCCTCATGCTCAAGATGTCTAGGCCAAGAAAGCCCTCAAAGAATGATCCGAGCGAATGGGTTGAGGGCATCAATGAACTAGAAAGACTTTTTCAATACTGCGAAACCGATGTCGTCGCCGAAGAGCATTGCTCGCTTGCGATGCCCGATTTGTCGGAACGTGAACTCGCAGTCTTTCGGCTCACTCAAAAGATCAATGAGCGCGGCATCTATTGTGACCGCGTTTTGTGCGAAACCGCCGTTCGTTTTTCAAAACAATTCGAACATGATTTGACTGCGGAGCTTCGTGAAATCACCGGGGGCGCGGTCACGACTGCAAAGCAAGTCGCAAAGCTTTCCGCGTTCCTCGACACCGAAGGCGTGACGGTGGACAACCTGCAAGCGAAGACCGTCGGCGATATGCTGAAAGGCGGAGTCGAATCCCCAACGGCAAAACGTGTGCTCGAAATTCGTCAACTCTTAGGAAAGAGTTCCATTTCAAAATTTCAAGCCATGCTCAACATGGCCGGACCCGATGACCGGATTCGCGGGACTCTTCTCTATCATGGGGCTTCGACGGGCCGTTGGGCGGGCCGAGGGATTCAACCCCAAAACTATCCCCAAGGGAAAATCAAAGACGTTCACAACATCTATTCGGCACTTGCCGACGGGGACTATGAATGGTTCCGAACACTTTTCCCGGACGTGTTCACGGCATTGTCGGCGTCCCTTCGCGGGATGCTTCGAGCCCCCAACGGGCGCGAACTCATCGCCGCAGACTTCTCGGCAATCGAAGCCCGCGTCGTTTGTTGGCTCGCCGGGGACTTCGCGAACCTTGATATTTATTTGAACGGACAAGACCCCTATAAGGAAATGGCGTCGGCCATTTTCAACGTGCCCGTGTCGCAGGTCACGAAGCTGCAAAGGGAACTTGGGAAACGTGCGGTCCTTGGATGCGGCTTCGGCATGGGTTGGGAAAAGTTCATGGCGACTTGTGAGCAACAAGGTCAACCCGTGACCCCGGAACTTGCCCAACGTGCCGTCAACGCATACCGCTATAAATATGCGGCGGTGAAAGCGTTTTGGAACGACATCGAAGAGGCGGCGATCCGCGCCGTGAAATATCCCGGCAAACGCTTTGACGTGAACGAAATGATTCAATGGCTTGTGAAAGGGAAGTTCCTTTATTGCCGACTTCCCTCGGGCCGCTTGCTTTCCTATTATGGCCCCAAAATCGAGCGCAGGGCTTCGCCTTATGGTGAGCGGGATCAACTCACCTATATGGCCGTGGACTCAAAGACGAAGCAATGGGTGCGCGAGGGAACCTATGGGGGCAAGCTCACGGAAAACGTTGTCCAAGCTTCGGCCCGCGACGTGATGACGGACGCCATGTTCCGCGTGGAACGCTCCGGATATGAAACGATTTTGACCGTGCATGACGAAGTTGTGTGCGAAGTCCCGGTCGGGTTTGGTGCTCTATCTGAATTTGAAGGATTGATGTCGGAGCTTCCCGCTTGGGCTAAGGGGCTTCCGATCAAAGTGGAAGGGT